ACATCGCCGTGCTCTGCGCCGCGCCATAGGCGTAATCGACGGTGAAAGGCTCAATGTAGGGACCGCCGGTGGTGGCATCCAGCACCACCAGCGAGCCATGCTTGGCATTGACGCTGTACTGGCTGGCCGGAAGCATCTTGGGCGGGACATCCGAGTCCTGCACCTGCACGGCGGACACGTTCTGCATCGCCAGCGGATACAGACTGCCGGGCGTGACCGGGTTGGGTAGGAGTTCACCGGTCACGGTGCCGGGGGTGATTGTGGTCGTGGTGCCGTAGAGCGCGAGCGCCAGGTTGGTGGCGATCAGCTCTTCCAGCGTGCAGGCGAACTCGCCTTTCTTGGTCTTGATGAGCTGCAGGTCGGTCAGGCGCTGACCCGACTGCGCTTCCTGGTGCTCGATGGTGTCCACCGACAGCGACACCTTCAGCTCGGGCACGTTGCCAACGAAGGTCAGCCCAGCAGGGTTGCCGAGTTCATCACGTGCGCCGATGTAGACGCGGCCTTGTCCGGAAAAGTAAGCCATGTTCAGTCTCCTTGGGTGGCTGCAGTTGTGGAAACACCGGACGTGGCATCACGGCGGGTGGGTTTGGAATCGGTCGCGGGGCTGGCCGCCTTGGCCACGCCCTGCCCGATCAGCCAGCGGGCGCTGGCCTCGTTCAGATCCAGGCGATCACCCGCGGCCAGGCGCTGGCCTGCGTGGGTGTGGGGTTTCAAGAGTTCGATGTGCATGGGTTCATCCTGGTTGGGTGAGGTCGATGGCGTGGGTGCGGTAGCGGATTTCGTAGCGGGCCGGCAGCAGCACGGCCCCGGCATCGGCGTCGTCGGACTCCCAGTCGCAGTCGATCTCGCGCATGGCAATCGCCAGACCACCCAGATTCGGGTCGGCGAGCAGGGCCGCATGGGCCGCCACCAGCGTCCGGTCGGCCACGTCGAAGGCATCCGCCCCACGTGCCACCACGGCAATCCCGACAGACAGCTGCCGGTCGACCAGGTGGTTGGCGTGGGCGGTGATGCTGTCGCCATCGACGAACACCAGCAGCGCCGGACTGGCCTCGCGGGTCACCGGCACAGCCGGCATGCGCAGCACCGGAATCGGTGCAATGGCGGATGACAGGCGTGCGACGACCTCCCGCAAGACGCGCTCGCGGACGGAGTTCATGAGGATTACCTCAAAGTTGGGAGAGCCAGGCGCGACGCTCGCTGCCGTCGCCGATGGCACGCACGTCTCGCACTTGGTAGCTGTTGCCGGCCACCTCGACCGTGTCCCCGGCAGCCAGCGTCAGCCACGCTGCCGGGTAGTCGATCTGGTAGTCGCGCGACAGCGCAAAACCGTCCAGTACGGTTTCGTCGGGGGCGCGGAAGGCGCAGTGCACGGTGGTGCCTGCCACCGTGACGGCGGTCAGCAGCCCGGCACTGCGGGCGGCCTCGTACAGCGTCACGACATCCATCAGGCAGCAACGAGCTTGATCAGCACGCCCGGGCGATGGCACATCGGCAGCGGGTTGCTCTGCGTGTGCAGATCGGTGCCCCGGTCGAACTTGCGCGGCTCCTGCTTGGCATACAGCGGCTGCCCCAGTGTGTTCACCGTTTCATTGAAATCCGCCGGCGCGAAGTAGGTGGCGAAGGTGTCCACCGTGCCCAGCGGGAAGGCATGGGCTTCCCCTGCGGCAATGAAGCGACGCGTGCCCAGCGTGCCGTCGGGTTTCACATAGGACGCCTGACCCCGGTATTCCTCGAAGGTGACACCACTGTAGTTGAAGCCCGAGCGCATGTCGTTGATCAGCACCGCGCCCTGCTGCCAGTTCTGGTAGGCAGTCTTGACCTCCTTGTGGGTGGTCAGCGCACGGAAGAACTCCGGCGAGCACAGCACATGCACACCGGTCGAGAACTCGCCCGCAAGGGCATCCTCCATCAGTCCTAGCAACTCCAGGCAGGCTTCCTTGAGCTTGCCGTTGTCGGTGGTGGTGGAGAACTCGAAGGGCACGCTTTGCGGCGTGATGTCGAACTCATCGAACAGATCGACGAGTTCACTACCATCGGCATCCAGAATCTTGCCCTTGAGCGCCCCCATGCGCAGATGCTCCAGGGTGATGGCGTGCTTGTTGCGCATGGTCTCCAGATGGCGGGCCATGACGCCGCCGATGGCTTCCATTTCGGTTTCCGAGCCGAAGGCGCGCAGGCCTTGCACTTCCTCGGGCAGCACGACGTCGTCGTGGGGGATGTGCGGGATCACGAAGGAACGCAGCTTGCGCTTGCCACGTTCACCGACCGTGCCGGGCGAACCAGGCGCGCGGGTGGGCAGCAGGTTCAGACGACCGGCGTACTCCTCGACGAGGATCTGCCGCGTGCGCACCGGCTTGGCCGGAAACAGGTTGAGTTGCTCCAGCCGCCCATAGCGGTTGGGAATGAGGTTGATGGCGGCGGTGAGGCTCGCCATCGAAAAGCCGGGGTTTTCAAACGGGTTCTGCATTGGGGGCTCCAGAAATGATCAAACCCGCCAGCGGCGGGTTTGCGGGGGCGTGAGATGAATCGTCGGGACGGGATCAGGCGCTGTCGCGCACCAGCACGCCAAGGGCGGTGAGTTGGGCAAGGGCAGTGGCCTGCTGCGCCGCGCTGATGCCGCTCGGCCAGACCAAGGCGCCGCGCGCGACGATGGCGTGGCGGGCGATCAGGATCGCGTCCTCCCGGTCGATCAGCGACGCATCGACGTCATTGCCGAGCACGCCAACGGCGATTTCCGTGCCGTCGGTGGCGGTCGGATCGAGGGCCTTGAGCTTGGCCGTGGCCGTTTCGCGACCCACCACGGTGCCCAGCGACAGGTTCTGACCAGCCGCGACGGTGTCCTGGTCACGCGAGTAGAGATTCGGCGCTTCGTACTTCAACAGGTCGCCGAGATTCTTGGGTTGAGAGACAGTGGGCATGGCTTACTCCTTGACGGTGAGTTTCTTGACGGCAGCAACCACCGGACTGTTCTCCGGGTGCTGGCGGGTTCCTGCCTCGGCGATGATGCGCGAGGTGATGTCGGGCTGGTCGGCACGGGCCTCGAGCAGGGCGCGGCGCACCTGCGCTTCCGAGAAGCCTGCTGCCAGGAATTCCGCCGTGCGTTGGGACTGGCCCGCGATCAGGCACAGCTCTGCGATGGCTTGTGCTTGGGCCTGCGCCTGGCCGCGCCCGCTGGCAAAGGACTGCGCCAATGCGGCTTGGGCAGTAGGCGTCGCTTGCGGATCGCTCCCAAGCTGCGGCTGATCGCCCTGCGGGGCGGTGTCGGTCGGATCAAGGCCGTTGTCTTCGTGCTCGTCTTGGGGGTCGGTCATGGTGTGCTCCAGGGTGAAAGCGTTGCTTCGGGACGGGTTTGAGATGGCTTGCGTGGATACTCTTCGTGGCGAGGCGCGGGCCACGCCAGGCTGCGCCAGCCGCTGCTGGGCCGCCAACGCCTCAGTGAACTCGGTCAGCACCGCATCAAATGGCCTTACGGCGTCGGCCAAGCCCGCTGCCACCGCTTGCTCGCCGTAAAACAGCCCGGCTTCGGTGGCGCGTACGGCATCCGGTTCGAGGCCGCGCATCTGCGCAACCTGCGCCACGAAGATGTCGTAGAGGCGATCGACCTCGGCCTGCAGCGCGGTGGCGGCCTGCGGGCTGAGGGGCTCATGCGGCGAGAAATCGTTCTTGTGGCTGCCCGCGAAGACGGCGGTGTAGTTCAGGCCGTCCTTGGCGTCCTTCACCGACTGGTCGACGTGCAGCGCGATCACGCCAATCGAGCCGACGCCAGCGGTCTGCGACAACGTCAGGCGCTGGCAGGCGGCCGCGAGGGCATAGGCCGCCGAGTACGCGGCATCGTTGGCGTGCGCCCAGATCGGCTTGATCTGACTGGCGGCGCGGATGCGCTCGGCCAACTCGAACACACCCGAGGCCTCGCCGCCGGGCGAATCCAGATCGAGCAGGATGCCCGCCACCTGCGGGTCGGCCAGCGCGGCGTCCAGTCGGGCTTCGATCTCGCCGTAGGACATCAGGCCAGAGGCGGCTTCGATACCCATCGAACGCTTGACCAGCGTGCCGACCACCGGGATGACGGCAATGCCCGCCTGAGCCGAGGTGGCGGTCTGGCGCGGCAGGGGCAGCGGCATGGCCATGTCCAGATCGGGCAAGCCGAGGCTCTGTAAACCAAGACGCGAGCCCAGCACCGAGAGGATTACGTCGAGTTTCGGGCGCGCAATGAGCAGCGGCGTCCCAACGATGCGGGACGCCAGATGAACGAGTTGCATGTCAGGGGTCCTGTGGGGCTTGCGGCACGGCCACCGTGGCGGCCGCATTCATGGGAGCGCCTGATGCCGATGGTTGGGGCGCTTTGTCATGGCGCGGATCAGAGTCGAAGACCAGGCCCAGTTCGTCGGCACGCTGGTTGTCGGCGGCGATCTCGCGGTCGATGTCCTCGGCGTCGTAGCCGTTGGCCGAGATCGCTTCCGAGCGGCTCATGAGCCCGGCACGGATGGCCGACTTCAATGCCTCGGTTTCCTTGAGCGGATCGACCCACTGCCAGCCCTGTGGAATCCACTTTGCAGCCTGGTAGTCACGCCGGCGCCGGCCATACCCCGGCAGCGTCAGCACCCCGGACAAGACTGCCTGATCCATCCACGCCCGCCAGATCGGGCGGCACAGCTGGTGGACGATCACGCCATGCTGGATGGCCTCACAGCGGCGACGAAACTCCAGCAGCCCGGCCCGGATCGAGGAGTAGTTCACTTGCGTCAGATCCCCCGTGAGCATCTCGTAGGTGATGCCCATCGCCGCGGCCACCGCCCGGAACTGCTGGCGCATGAACTCCGGATAGGAATTGCCCACGTCCGCCGGAGCAGAGAACTTGATGTCCTCGCCCGGTTCGAGAATCTGCAAGGTACCGGGCTCAAGCCCTGCCAGCGCCACCCCATTGGTATCCGGCAAGCCTTCACCCATCAGGTTGTCCTCGGGCGACAGGCGTGTGATGAAGCCTGCGAACATCGCGGCGGTTTTCTTGCGCACCAGCTCGGCGTCGTCGTACTGGTCCAGTTCGTTGAGTTTCTCAATTGCCCGGGCCAGCCACGGTTCGCCCCGGATCTGTCCGGGGCGCAGGGGCCGGAACAGGTGGATCACTTCCCCTGCCGGTACGCGCACCGGCAGGAGGTTGCCGCCTTGGCCACTCATGGGTGTCAGCAGCGCGTCGTTCGGATGGGTGCGGTGCATCCAGTAGGCCACCCGCCGTCCGAGGCTGTCGAACTCGATGCCGCAGCGAATCGTGTTGCCGTTGTCGGCCACGGCGTGATAGGTCACCGGGACATGCTCAGGTTCCAGCACCTGTACCTGCATGGGCACGGCCAAACCATCCTCGGGCCGGCGGTAGCGGATGCGCAGGAACACCTCGCCGCCTTCCAGCATGGCCCGGCAGGCCAGGGCCTGCAGGCCGTAGAAGTCGGTGAGGCCTGCCGCATCGGCTTCCTCGCACCAGTCCCACCAGGCGGCATGGATCGCCTCGCGTAAAGACGGATCTGCGACCATGCTCTGCGGCTTGATGCCGGTGCCGATGGCGTTCGAGACGAAGGCCTCAAGCCCGGCCGCCGCCCAGGCATTGCGACGGACCAGATCGCGGCTCTTGGCGCGTAGCGCGTCCTGCGCATAGGCAAGCGTCGCCACGGCCCCCAGGTTGCCCGGCATCCAGGCCAGTGTGCGGCGGCCAAAGCCCACGCCGTCATAGACAGGCGTGCCGCGCCCGCCGAACATGCGGCGCCTGAGTGTCTTGAACCAGCCCATCAGAACCCCTTGCCGGTGGCGACCCGGATCTGGCGCGGCGCGCCGGGCCACAGGCCGGTGTCCACCGCCTGCTCGAACAGGTCGCGCTTGACCGCCGCGATGGCGGACTTGAGTTCATCAATGCTGCGGTACTCGACGGTCTTGTCGCCGAAGGTCACGCGCTTTTCGCCCTTGACCAACGCCGCTTCCAGTGCGTCGAGATGTGCTTGTGTGTAGGCCATCAGCGGAACACCGTGAGGTTGATTTCAGAGGAGTCGTCGAACGAGGCGGCCGTGGTGGCGCAACTGACGTCGACGTACTGAGCGGTCTTCTGGTCGGTGCTGGATCGCACGATGGCAATGCGCTGCGTGCCGCTGTTGGTGCTGCTACGGGCGATCGCCGTCCAGCAGTAGTTGGCATCTGGCATGGCCGTGGCGAAGGTCACCCGGTAGCGGCCCGCTGCTGTGCGGGTCACGCTGGCCACGTTGTGCGATGCACGCACGACGAGCTGGTTGCCGACGTAGCCGAAGCACACCCACGCCCGGGCCAGACCGGGGTGGCTGGCATCAATCTTGGTCTTGACCTCCAGCCCGATGCGGCTGGCCAGTGCACTGATGCGCGAGGCAAGGCTCATCAGACCAGCGCGCCTTCGAACACGGCAACGAAGTCGGTGTCGGTGTCACCCACATCACTGGCGGCAACCGCGCCAATGTTGCTACGCGCCTGCGCCTGCTCCGGGGCCGTCAATGCCTGCGCGGCATCGAAGCGCACACGGTTGTTGACGGCGGCGAGCAGCGCATCCAGGCCACTGGTGCTGTTCTGCAGCAGTTGCTGGATTTCCAGCAGGGTGTCGTAGGCGGCATCCGCGCCACCGAGAATGTCGGCCTTGAGCGCATCGAGCAGCGTGACGATCTTGCTGGACGAATACGTGCTCGTGGTGGCGACCTGTGCATCGTCGATCACGCTTGATGCCACCACGGCCGCCTTCAGTTCGTTGATGGCCGCGACCAGGTTCGACTTGTCGGTGGTGGTGAGGTTGGCCAGGTTGCCGGCCTTGGCGAGGAAGTTCGGCACACGCTTCACCAGTTCCTCACATTCCACGAAGGAGCGACCATCGTTCCACAGAATCGCAGGGCGCAGCGGATAGGCACTGGCGCCGAGAAAGGTTGCTCCATGCATCTGGCCAGAGAGACCGATACCAGCAAGTCGGGAGAAAGCATCTGGCGCCCGGCGCCGCAGCGTCTGTACGGCGATTTCGACACCCCTAATCCAATCTTCGGGATTTTGTTCGCTCCAGAGCAGGTGCGGCCGTGATATTTTGAGTTCGGCGCTGGCATCTGCCACCACGTGCTGATCGGCATTTACCAGCAGCGCCTTAACCGAAGACGTGCCGACGTCAAGGCCGAGGAACGTTTCCTGACTCATATGCGTTTTTCCCGACTTGTGTGAACAGATGGGAACTGAGGCTTTTTTCTTAGCGTCTCACGACGCCTGAGGGGTGCTACATACACAACACTCAAGAACCCAGGCAATCGGGTGCTTTGTCGGAAGCATGCGCCGAGCCTGGGGACGTTCTGCAAGCTGAGGGGCAAGTATGGCGGGGTGGAGTTGGC